ACCAATATCTTTGTGTGGTGCTTCTAGCAACGGACCTAGTTTGTCCATAGCATCTTGAACACTCCAAGGAACATACATGCGTGTATGATCATTTGCAAAGATTTCTGGAAAACTGCGATATGCTGGAAACAGTACATTGCATCCTAATGCATCTGCTTCACTTACAGTGTTGCTTGTCCAATCCTGTAATGCACAGTTGAACAACACACGACTGTCATTGACAATGTTGTAGTAATCATTCTTCTTCAAGTTTTCATAGATAACAAGTTGTCCACGCTCTTCCATTTTACGTGCACGATTGATGTATTTTTGATTGTTGCTGCGTAATGGACCGCCTTGTACAATACAAAATTCTACTTCTGGTGTACCTGGTGTGCCATACCATTCTTCAATCATATCCATGTAAAAGTCTGGTTGCTTTTCTTGATCAAACCGTGCGGCAAATACAACACGATTTGCACGTTCTTCCCAAGGCTTGAGTTCACCGACACGTAGCTGAACTTCTGTCTTATCAAAAGCAAGTCCACTGATATTGTAGATGGGCGCTTTCCAGTTTGCAATCTTCATGTTTGCAACCATTTCTTCATTACTTGCTAATACACCAGTAACAAACTCGTTGCACATTTCTTCATACAAACTCATCCACTTGCCCATGCCCCAGACATGCACAAAGTCATCTGGATCTACAGCCTGTGCTAAACAACGAATCCAAACCTGTGGACGTTGCTCAGTGGGAATCTGATCCATAATGTAAGGCAACGATTCCATACCAGGTTGGAACATGTCTTCAAAGAAGATAACATCTTCACCTGTTACTTCACCATTGCGCATCATTTGCACCAAGTTCATCATTTGCGACATTGCAAAGTAGGAACGGCCATGTGCATCCAGCACCTGACCTACTTGAATTGCTTTTGTGTTGTCAATAGTTGTGCCAGGCACATTTACCCAGTTGATGTCTCGCCGCTGAAATGCACGACGAGACCATTCTTCCAGTTGTAGTGTGTACCTGCCTTCATAGGGCTCCAAGCCCATGTAGAACAGTTTGCGCATTATGCTGCCTTTCGCCAAGGACTCTTGTAGAGCCCTACATGAATTTTCAGCTTTTTAGGACTGCGTTCTGCATGCATACGAACATTTACGTCCAATGTGATGCTGTTATCACGTTCAGTACAGTATACGTTTGAATCAAAAATCAAACGTTCGCTTTGCAAATCGTTCAAGTATGCATTGAACAATTTTACCACACGCATATGTGATGGCCGATCTGCCAGCACACCGTCGAATGGTTCGATAATTTTCAAGAGATCAAACTTGATGTCCTGAAGAGAAATGCGTTTCATCGTATCTTCCTTTTACTGTTGTTTCGCATATTCTAAGAATAGGTTGTATTGGTGAGTCATGTTTTCGTTGTACTTACATTCTAATATACTACATAAATTTTCAATGTCAAGTGAAAAAATGTCTAATGTTATATCTGCTGGATACCTGCTTGTTCCCCGACGAACTTCTTGCTTTGCAGCCTCATAGTCTGCGTCGGTAACTGTTCGATCAAAACCCCAATGAAATATAGCTTGCAGTTTCCAAAATGCAATGCTGTCTCGCTCAAGGTAGTCTGCATATGTGTTGTACATATACTTTTTACGATCCGAATCATTTTGGTAATGATCATGTATGTGCAAATCAAATGCTTCTTTTACATCATGTATTGTGCGCAATGCATAGTTTTTCCAGTAGTAGTCAAATGTTTGTTCGGTTTGCAATATGCCTACTTTGAAAGCATCGGTATGCCACCGAGGTGCCTTCCATGCTCCATAACTGATTCCCCATACACCTGGTGTTGGACCTGTGTCCATGATTTGGTTCAGTCGATCCAATTGTCGACCAGACTCTTGTATTTCGATCCAAGTGTGTGTCCAGTGTGTATCAAGGTCACTGTGATTATCCCATGGATCTAGTTGAGCAGTATCGTATATAAAGTTGCTGCTAAGATAGGTGTCACTGCGTTCCAGTATCCATCCTAGTACCCCAACTTCTGCACCATACTTGCCGTACAAGTGTACATTACGAGTCATACTCGATTGTTGCCCCATTTTCGTTGTCTTCACTGACAGTGATTTTCATTTTACGACCAGGGTAACGTGTATTGATTTGCTCCGCTAGATCATCACAAATCATTTCACAACTCTTATAGTCAAGTTGAATAATATCATCGCCATACAATGATTCTAGCCAGCGTTTGAACTGAATAAACTCGATGTCGCGATCATCATGAAACACTTCGATTTCTACACGAAAGTGAAACATGTGTCGATGTGGATAGCCCAAAAAGCTCACATCATACTCGTCACCAGTAGCAAGTTTTGGATCATCCAATGCTGCTGGATATTTGTGGATACCTTCCTTTTGAAAAGTTACCCAAATCATGCTGTTTGATTTTTTCATTTTAGCATTCTCTTCTTTTGTACGCCTGAGCATGTACTCATAATAGCGTTCTTGCATTATTTGTCGTCGGCTTCGTTTAGAGCCGCAACCAACTGTCCCATACGCTTTTCAAGGCGCTGCATGGTTTGCAACATTTCCCACAGTTTCCAATCTGCGCTTTTTGCAAGTTCCATATAAGTTGCGGCAGCGTCAGCTGTGTCCATTGCTGCATCGTCTTGTGGTTCGTCGATGAGCTTGATCTTCTTAACCATTTGTTTCTCCTATAGTTTCTATTGGTTTGTCTTGTGTGTATTTAGACCAATCAGTGAACACCAAACGGTCTTGCAATTTGTGCACACTGTGCACCCATACACCTGGATTGCTTGCATCAAAATCTTTGTCATCTAATTTTATACATGCATTGTATCCAAGTTGATTGATGTACGGAAGTTTCACACTAATCATACTTATGAAGTTATGATACTCGGTGTATCCGCTTTCTAATATCCATTCGCAGTGTTTTACATCAAAATCCAGTGTTACCAGTAAGCCCTGTTTGAGCAGTGGCAATACCATTTCGTCCCATTGTTCTGTTGGTTCGTAACTCATATTAGCACCCAAATACACATGCTCGCATGATTCTTGTTTGACCAACTCGACAATACGATCAGGAGAGTGTACACCTACAACAAAAAGTGTACGCATGCCGTGGGCAGGAGTATGTTCTACTTCTGTACCCACAAACATGGTTACTGTGTTGCTGGTTCCGTTGTCGTACACTCTATCCATTATACAGCCTCTTGCAGTTTTTCAAGTGCTTCTTCTTCATCAAACTCCATTGCACTGTCTGCATTGTCGACAGCTTCAGTTTCAAAGAATGCACCGTGCATTGTGTTTGTGCTTGTATGACGTTTGTTTTTACTGAGTTCTTCAAGCAATGCACTGTTGTCGTTGATCACATCCATTGGAGTCTCGCTGCTGAATATTTCATTGATCAGTTCATTGAAGTATACCAAGTTGCGTGGTACCCATTTGTTTACTTCGCCAACTTTGCTTTTTGCCTTCAGTTTCTTCTGCCAGTCACGCAGATCAACTGTTGTGCTTGCAACCACTGCATCAGTTAGTGCATTTGCACGTTGTACACTTTCAATGTGTTGATATACATTGTGACTCATCATCAACATGTAGCTGAAACTGTCCCAACTGGTTGCACCTTCTTTGCCCAGCTTGTTTTTCATACCAGGAGCATAGTGACAGATATCGCCCATTGTCAAACGTTCTGCAATAGGTGAATTCCAAGGCAGCGGAATATCACTGCCACTCAAAGATTTGCTGTCCAGTGCTTTATCCATAATGTAACTGAAGCGATCATTGTTGTGCACGTGCTGTGTATAAATTTGTCCAAACGCTGTTGCAAGGAACGGCGATGCACAGTCAAATGTGATTTCCAAATCGCTGTTGGTAGTTTCACGCAGTTTGCGTTTCACCGCAGTAAGCATCACACCCCATTCTAGCAAACCGGTTCCTAGAACGTGAATAAGATCTCGCTCACCTTTTTCCAGTAGTTTTTCATCACGCAGGTTGATCATACGGCGTAGGAACAGTTTCATGTCTTGCATGTTGTTACCGCCCATAGCCCAACCTTCAAACGGCAAGTGCTTTACTGCATCATACCACACATCAGCTTCAAGATCATCGCTGCCTTGCAGCACGTTTAGATACTTTGTTTTACCTTGACGGTTGCGAATAAACCAATCATTGTTGAACAGTGTAGCATCCAGACATTCTTTTAGACTGCTCAATCCTGTGCGCTTGTTCAACGGTGGACGAGCTGCCCAACTTGGTACATCAAGGATCATACTGTAGTCTGCTGTGTGTTCCAGCCAATTTTGTATGCGTTGTCTTAGACGATCAGCTTCACCAATGTAGCTGGGTTGATTGGGTGTTTCAAAAAAGTTTTGCCAATCCATTTGGATGACACCTTTTGCGATTTGGAATCCACCCGAGTCGCCCAAAATAAAACTGTTTGGACGATCACGTTTTTGTACCATGCTTTCTTCAACATCGCTTTTGGCTGTGTCCAGCTGAGCATGCCCTGCACTGTACAGTGCCCATTTGTAATGATAATAGGCTTTGTCTTTGTTTAGAAAGTTGCAACCTTCAATACCACGATCAAACTGTGCAGGAATACGATCCTGTGGAACATATTCTTCTACACGCTGTTTACTGATGTAGTTTTGATAGAAGCCACTGATGCTGGGCAAGAATACAGCATAGTCTTTGTTTTTTGTTGTTAGATCTACTTGATCATTCATGTTCACCTCCGGGCCCACGCCCGCTGTAATTTCTGTGCAATGACTTGTGATTTTCTGCTGTGCGGAATGTCATCACTGTAATAAACACACCGCTGATGAACAGTGCATGAAACAGTGCACTAATACCAAATGCTTGATAGCTGCTGATCATTGCTGCAAAAATACCCGACCAAATAAATGCAAGACATTGAAAAATCATGTGCGCTGCACGTGGATCCAAGTTTTTCAGTGGCGAGTTTTCAATAGTCATCACACTGCGCCACATCAACGGAACTTCAGAAATCAATGTAGATACAGTTGAAGCCCAGCCAATGGGTTTTGTCGCTTTACTCATTTTGTATTCGCTGGCAAAATGTAATCATACTGGCCCATGCCACTGTCAATGCTGATCATAAGTGCACCTGCGCTGCTGAACTTCATAGCACAACCACCACTCATGCCCAGCTTTAGAATAGCCAGCACTTGACCCAATGGCCAACTCCAGCCTTCGTTGATTTCACCATCAACATTTGTTGCAAATGTACGCTTGCCCAAGAAGCCACCTTCTGCACTGCCAAGTGTAACAATAAGATTACCATCTTCGGTCTTTACACTAAACGTTGGCTCAATGCCGCCATAGATACCAGCAACCTGTGTAAGCTCGCTAACCTTTGCTTTGCTTGGTTCAAACACAACATCCCAAGGCGGCTCTTTGAACTTGAGTGTTTTTAGTGTTTGCTCCACAATCTCTTTTGCCATCAACCGATATGTGTCGTTGTTGCCTTCTGCGTCTTTGAACTTTAGACTTTCAGGAGACTCAACGCCATTACGCTCACGCCGTTGCACTTGCACACTGGCTGTGTCTTCTTTGTAGTTTGGTAGGTTACAGATACCATTTAGGAAGCTGAGGTTGCCCATTCCAAACTCACCAGCAAACTCATCTACTGGTGCATGTAGTTTTGCATTCAATACAACTGTACGATCTGTGTCGCTAGCCTGTAGACTAGTACCTTCGTCGTCGCCAGTTACTTTTACTTGCTCGATAAAGCCAAGCCCTGCGGTGTGCTTGACAATGTCAAAAATTGTATCTTTCATGATAATCTCCGGTTTGTATTGTTGTTATAGTAACACGTTTGCGCTTCAGTGTCAATCAAAACTGAACAGATTTTCAAAAGTGTTTTTCATTTCGCTGCGCCTTAGATCAAAGTCAAGCACACCGATTAGGTTTTCTACTTTACTATCAATGATAGTACTTTCCATAGCATCGTGATCAAACGGCAGTTCCAAGAACCACTGTGGAATACGTTGCTCGTCAATTGGATACGCAATGCTGTTCATCTTCATTGGATTGTCTTTGAGTTTGCACACAATGGTTTTCATACCATCTGTGATCTCCAAGCTGTATGCATCACTGTTCATCTTGCGCATTTTGTTCCAATTGATTGCTGCCATAGCATGTCCTACACGACACTCGCCTGTTTTTTCATAGTGTTTTGTGTGCCGTGTAAGATTGTTTACACGTTTGGGTGTACCTTTTTCCCAGCCAGGCCTGTCTCTAAACTGCTGTCTAAAGTTTTTGATACTGTCAATCACTTCATCTTCAGTGCCTCCAGTTAGCGTTAGCAATAGCAGTTCTTTCAAGTATTCCTGCATGAATGCTGGTGTGTCACTGCGTTTTAGATCCAAGCCCATTGCTTTGATCTTGCCAGGGCCTTCGCTGTCTGTGCGGAAACCTTCGTCATCATACACAAGAATTGCATAGCGTTTCTTCTTGATAAAGATGCCTGCGCTTGCACAGGTTTCACGTGCTGCTGCAATGATTTCACCGTTGACAAGTGGTGCATTGAATGCACGCCGCATAAAGTCAGGAAACGTACCGTTTACTTCTTCGCAAACTGCATCGTAATATTTAATCACTGTATCCTTGTCCCAATGAATCTCGCCTGCATCGATCTGTGATTTCATCACAGGATATGCACTGAAATATGCACTGTCTGTGTCTCCGTACACGATAGCATCGCCTCGGTGATCATATGTGCCAGTCATAACATTGTTCAGCTCAGCTGCCATATGACGTGCAATACAACGTCCTGTCAATGTTGTACTTTGTCCTAGTCGTTGATCAAAGAATCTACTGCCTGCGTTTAGAATCGCTCCGTATAGACTGTTCAAATTAATCTTCTTTACCAGCTGACGTTTGTCCCAATACTCAAACTGCTTTTGGTCACCGCCTTTTAGCTCTTTGGCTTTCTTTTGCATTACTTTGCGTTCTGCATACCAACGTTCCAACAAGTTTGGAATGATACCTTTTTTCTCAACTGTGAACAATGTACCGTTTGCAGTTAGGACCCATGACTGCCCGCTGTTGAAGATAAACTCGTACAGTTCAGCACCAGTGCCTTGTACATGATCGCCGTTTTCAAAATCTAAATCCAGTAACTCAGTACGATCCTTGTCCATAACAAGTTCATACTCCAATGTAGCAAACTTGCCGTCCCAATAGTCAGCAAGTCCTTTGCCTTTGTGTGACAGCATGTCTTCAATACCTTCATTGGTACGCCGTTGACGTATTTGCCCAACAATGGTTTCTGTGCTCATGTTACACGCACGAATAATACTGGGATATAGACTGTTCAAGTCAATACTGCCAATCCATTCATGCCATCCACGCTTTGGATTGGCAACATATGCACCTGCTGCTGCATATCCTGCATCACCTCTGTTGCGATCAGGTACAATCTTGCCCATGCGATGACATTCGTTGATGATAGCTTGGTCTGTTACAGCAACCGCACCTTGTGTTGTTGGCAATAGCACAGTGTTGTCGTGTGCAATAACGTTTGCAAGATCAATAAACTGTAGCTTTGCGTCTAACTTTACCAGCAGTTCCACGTCTTGTCTGTTGTAGTCAATGAATGTTTCAAAGTCGTTGTTGTACAGTTGATCCAGTGTACCTTCGTATGCAACTTTGCGTTCGTCTAGTTCGTATTCACCAATTGCATCCAAGCTGTAGCTGTGCATTTCATGATAGGTATACTTGCGATACAGTTCCAAGTAGTCCATGTGCACACGACCATACAGATCAAATGTTTCCTGTTCCTTGCCGTACTTTTCATATTCACGCTTGCGAGGATATTTGTTCCACAAACAGAATCTGCGTGTGTGTTCTTTACCAAGAACTCTTGCTATACGATTTACCATGTACGGAATATCAAATCCTTCGCTGTTCCATCCAGTGAGGATATCTGCATCGTCGATCAATTGCAAGAATGTTTCCAACAGTTCCTTTTCATCTGCCATCAGCAGACTGTTTGGAAAGCTGTTCATAATGTTTTGTGCACGTTCTTCTGCCATGCCTTTGGGCTTTATAGCAATACAAATTGTTTCGCCTAGCCAACTCAAGTGTAGTGCAATGGCTGTAACAGGATTGAACGGATCGCTGGGATCTGCAAAGCCTTTGTCCTTGTCGAAATCAACCTCAATATCGAAAAAGCATTTGTTCAGTTCTGGTGCTTCTTCGTTGAGATAGTTTTCTTCCAAGCATTTGAATACAGGATTGATGTCGCTTTCATACAGACGCTTGTGTCCGTACATCTTCTTTTCTTTTTGGAAGTTTTTCAGTGTGTTGACTGTGAGCTTGGTTAGCGATTCGTCATAGATACTGGTGTACTTGCCTTTGGGATCCTTGTAGTAAAACGTGTAACGGGCAGGAAATTCTGTGTATTCACGATTGCCGGCACGCCGCTCGACAACTTGAATAACATCGCGATCGCGATCGTGGAATGCGTCAACATAACTCATTCTTATATATTACAACTCCAATAGATAATTGTCAAGAGGTTTCAATGCATCAAGAACAGCTTGATTTTGTGTGTACACACCCAGTACGCTGCACTTGCCTTGATAGGTACTGATGTGTCTAAAGTCAAAAATACGCCAATACTCGCTGTCGACTTCTTCTTGTATTTGTCTATGCCATTTGGCCACAAATCCTTCATCAAATGATCCGCAGTACTCTTCTTGTACATACACACCATTGGTGTTCAGTTGTTCACGCCAGTGCATCATTTGATATGCAGCATTTGGACGATGTTTGCTGTCGTTTACAATAAAGTCAAATGTGCCCATTGACTGTGCAACTTTAGGATCAGCACCGTTTTTACCCCATACAATGTTCAATCTCATTTGATCTTCAACTGGTAGACCTTGAAAGTTTTCCATTGCATATTGACTGTTTTTCATTTGACTGAGTATGAGATTATCACCTAGCTCTACCATCAACTTTCGCAGTGTGTCCATGCCAGTGGGCAGTATAGGAATACTGACATCAACACCACATACACGTGCACTGGGCAATATGTGCAACCAGTTTAGATGACTGGTACCACCACCTACACCAATTTCGCACATGCGATCAATATCAATGGTATCCAGTATGATATCGTATACCAGACCGTACTGCCTATCACGTTTGTTGTGAACAGCATGATCTAAACTGAGTTCAGTGTATATTCCCATTATTCGTCGTCTACAATGTGTCCAGTTGCATGCAGGATTTCTTCCAGTGCACCCAAGTCTTCTTGATGATTTTGCAGGTCACGTTTGAATGCAACACGAATTGCTTTGTTCAATACGCTGGGCTTTACCTGTAGTTCTTCTGCAACTGCTTTTACAGTTTCGCTCATGCCCTCTTTCAATGCTGAAATTTCTTGTGTTACTTGAATGCCTTCTGTGATAACCTGCTTGAGTTTTGTAACTTCTGAACTGTTGAATGCTCGCGACATTGGTGTCTCCTTGTGTAAATGTTATTGCTATGTTATATGAATTTGTTTTGATTGTCAATCAATTTTATTGGGCCATCGTTGGGTACCCATCCACTTTTTTAGTTTTGCTGGCCATTCTTCGTCTGTTATGTTTGCATAGTATGCATTCATATCGTTCATCAGCCAAGGCATGATACTGTGAATTTCGCTGCGTGTGGTCATGTTGCCTACAGTCATTTTTTCTGTCATGGCAAGAAATATGTTTACTGTTTTTGTCATTGACAACAGTGCATGATATCCACCTACAGCAAAACTGTTGAGATTTTCAGTGCTTGTACCCAATCCAAATATCATTGGTGCACCGTTCACTGGGCTACCAAGAGGTCCTTTTGTATCAACCAATGGATTATTTTGAAACTTGATCATATGGTCAAATGCTGTTTGACATAGATCTGCGGATAAAAATTTTATAACGTCCTCTACACTGTATGCAATCATAATGATATCTGTAGGCAAAGGTTCATGATATCTCATACCAATACTTTTCAATGCCAATTGCATACAAATGGCCGATTCACAATGTTGATGCAATCTACGCTTGAAACTGCCTGTGTTGACTGGATTTACACTAACACCTGTCAGTGACATGTATGGATGACCAGTGAAATAGTCCTTCCAATATTTAGAAATGTCTTGTGCAAGATTTGACAAAATGTCATTGTATGCATCTTGAAAACTTTCACGCTGTACCACGTGATAATCATAGCTGTTGCAATCATTGGTCCATTCGGTCAATTCATACTGTTCCAATTGCTGTCGGAGTTCGTCATCGGATTGTGGAGCATCACTGTCGTGATCCACAATCAATATTATAGCATGATTCATTGTTCTTTTTTCTTAGTGGTTTTGCGTTTGCGTTTTTTCTTAGGAGCAGGCTTTACAACAAGAGCTTCTTCTCTGTTATTGTCTTGTTTTAGTTTTTCTTTTAGCCACTGTTGTATCTTTGTCATTTTCTAAACTTTCCAGTCGTGATTCAATCTGGTCAATCTTTTGAGTAATGCGAGGATACTTTTTACGCCAAGCATCCTCGGGTTGTTCGAGCCATGTTAGTCCCCAGCGTTGCACTAGATAATCCAACAAGCGATCCAATTGTGCATAACTCCACAAACCCAATTTGGTCTCTTTGAAGTATGCTAAAAATGCTGCACCCAACAGTGCACCAATGATACTAGTATATATCCACAGTGTATCCGATAATAGACGTTCCGCTATTTCTATCATCTTCTTACTCTACAACTAGGACAAAAGTCGCTGTGCCCTAGTTCTGTTTTGCATTCTGGACAACGTTTTTCTGTCATGTTATACCCATCTTTGCCAGTGTAGCTGGGCCTACAATACCATCAGGTATCAGTCCCATGCGTCTTTGCCAATCTTTTACTATTTTTTCGGTGCCTGGACCAAAGATACCATCTGCACTAATACCCAATGCAGTCTGCACTGCTTTGACTGTAGCACCTTTGCTGCCACGTCTTACTGTGCTGTGCTTGACTTTAGGTGGGCTCCAATTGCCGCCTAGTACTTCTAGTGCATGCTTGTAGTGTTTCTTACGATCTTCCAATCCAATGTATCCACCATTGATGCGTTTTGTAGCACCTTTGATATCTTGCTTGTCTGCGTAACGGTTCAGTCCATTTGTTTCCCAATACCAGCAAGCACTTTCCAGTGCGCCTTTTTTGGTTTCCAAATAGCCCACTGTTGCACGTAATCCAGTGTTGATGCTTTTTGCAAATTCAGTATAGTTGTAACGTCCGGTAAGTTGAATGATACCTCTACCTCTAAACTTCCAGCCATCACCGCTGGCTGTGTCGCCATTGTTCATGCGATTGGCATAGATAACGTTGGCAATTTTTTCAGGCTGTCTGTGATATTCTTGTGCGTCTCTTCCTGCACGTTTGAAATACTTTGGAAAAATTGCATCCAATGCTTTGGCACTGTAGTTCAAATTTTCTTTGATTACTCTAAAGTTGTTTGATTCATGCCCGCACTGTGCAAAAAACATTGAAACACGATCTTCTGTATCAATGTCATACTTTGGCAACATTTCTTCAATGTATTCGTGCCATTCTTCCCATTCTCTATTACCAGCGAGCAGTTCCTTGGTCATTTCTGGTGTGTATGTGAACTTCATAACGGTTACCCCTTTTTAGCTTACCTATTAGTACTTAGTTCTGTGTTGCCTATAACTGGGTTTATCATTGAGTTTCAATTGCAATTTATGTTGATAGTTGCTGTCTTCTTTTATGCCGTGTTTGTTTAGTGCTTTTACGCTTTTGCCAAATCTGCCGTCATCTGGATGATCATTGCGTGAATCTCTGTAGATAAAGTATTTCATTGGCCAATCAACAGATTGCACTTCGTCGATTGCCAATTCCTTGTATACTCGTGTCCAAACTTCTTCTACTTTGACAGTGCCGTACGGCGCACCTTCTTCGCATGTGTCAAGTGTTTTACGCCACTGCTGCATGTCCCACGTTTGTAAACGTTTGCCTGCTGCACGATTCCATGCAAACAACCAATCGTTGCCCATTCTATGCATAGGCACACCTTGTTTGTTATGCGGCTTGTCTCTGTTGAATATAGCTGGCCCATCATGCTGTGGATAGAAGTGCGGTACCAATTGTTCATGTGTGTACTCAATAGGTTCTGCTGTTATAAGATCCAATCTGGTTCGTGTTACAGTTTCATAGTCACCGACTTCAGGAACACACCATGTTTGATACTTTTGTACATAGCTGCTCCAGCTGGTCATATAACGATTACCAAAGTTGCCTTCCAGTTCCGCTTGACTAAACAACAGGATCCATTCGTTGATCATTTGATCAAAGCTGTTCCAGCGTATTTCAGCTTGAGGAAACAGTTCACGTATTCTTTTTTCGTAATTGTTTTTCAACTGCGGTGAAATTGGTGTTCCCAGTCCTGAATAGTCTCCGTGTTTGAAATCCACATAGTTCCAAAACACTCTATGACTGTGACTGTCTGTGAGATTGAATATGACATCACAAACTTCGTGATCTATCATATTGTACACAGTGTTGAGCCCAAAATCAAAACA